GCTTCAGCTGTTGTAGCTAATTCAACAACACCGTCTAATGTATCTGAGGCAGCTCTTACTTTTGTTAAATCTACATCTGCATCGGGAACTGTTATTGTTCTGTCAGTCGTTGGATTTGTTATACTAAAAGTTGTTTCGTGCGCATCTGGAACTGATCCTTCAAATATAAGATTACCTTGTAAAAGAGTATCTCCATCAGATCTAAAGCTAGCTATTACGTTAGTTCCTCTAAGAGTAGTTACACCTCCACTACCGTGTGTTTCTCCTGATTGTATTATTACCGCTCCCCCAGCTCCATTACCAGTTGCTCTACCACCAAACAATTGTAAAGCTCCCCCTGCTTTATCTGTGCCAGTAGCATCGCCACCTCTTATATATAAATCTCCTCCTGCATCATCAGTATGTCGTAATCTTTTTATTTGAGCAGCACCGTTGTCATCATCACCAATAACCAGTGACTCTGAGTCGTATGTTAAACCTGATTCAGCTTGAACCGCAGATGTACCGTTACCTGTTAGTATAGAGTTTGATGCTAAAGTTGTTGCTCCCGTTCCACCTTTAGCTACTGTTACTGTATCAGACAGGGTAGATCCAGCAGCGGTAACAGTTATGTCTCCAGTACCATCAAAGCTTACTCCATTAATATCTCTAGCTGTAGCTAATGCTGTTGCTGTGCCTGCATTACCAGAAACAGATGTAACATTGGAATTTAATAATGTTGATATACTAGTTAACCCTGTTCCGCCATTACCAACTGCTAGTGTACCAGTAACTCCTATATCAGTAACAGCAGCGCTACCGTCAAAGTTGGCTGAGTCAGTTTCACTAAGTGTTACTTGCAAAGCTCTAGTTGTTTCTAACTTAGTTGCTGTTCCCGCATTGCCACTTACAGTAGTTTGATCCCCAGTATTAGTACCACTTTGTCCAACTAGGTAGGTTTGATCTATAGCAATACCTCTCCATGCACCTGAAGTTATAGTGCCTACAGCTACAATGTTTGAAGAACCCTGAAACCCATCTTTTAATCCGTCAGGTGTAACAGCTCTTGTAGCATCTGTACCCGTAGTTGTTTCTGCTGTAGTTGCTAATTCTACTATACCTTTAGTTGTAGCATCAGCGTCAGGGGCTGCAGATGCAGAAGCTTTTACTATTTTATTATTTGAGTCTAGGCCTAAGCTTCCACCACTAGCAATAGTACCGCTGTCTATATTTTCTAAATAAACATCGCTTCTAAATCTAGCAATAAAATCTTGTATGTATTGACCTATAAACTTCATTAAGCGAAATCAACATATTCTATTGTTACCTCTTCTCCCTGATCTAGTGCTTTTGCAATAGACGGATAAATCCTCTTATATGCGTTAACGCTTTTACCAACGAACCCATCGCGGAGAATAAGATTGTTTTCTTGACTGTCTCCAACGATAAGACACCCAGCAGTGTGCTCGTCAGTGTTTCCAGTATGAATAAGAATATACTCAAAACCAGGAACATCAGTGACATGAAGCATACCACGGTGTATACCAGGATATTTTTTATCGTATCTTGCATGAAATCCTCCTTCTTTTCTTAGTTCTATTTTGTACGTACCTGCAGGTATTCTAGTTTCACCTTTTACCTTTAATGCTCTTTGTTCATCTTCTAGTGTGTAACATAAAAACCTTTTACCTATGTCTGTATCTTCAAATAACAAACCATGAGTACAATCTACTTGTGAACTAAATCTTAGTACTTTAAGTTTCATATTATGCCTTTTTAAATAAACCGTACTCTATCTTTACAGTATCTGTATCTGCTCTACACTCAAGTCCTTCAGACGGTGCTAAAGTAAACCATGTAAACTCTCCTGGATGTAATTTACCAAAAGTAGCTGCTGCAGCATCTTGTACATATATAAAGTTTGTAGAATCTATGTTCTTTATAAACACATAATATGTATTAGAATCAGATGCAGGAACTATTTCGCCCCCTCCTGCTACAGCTGTAGTAATATTTCTTTTACTTATTTCTATAGGATCTGTAACATTTAGAGTATCAGAAAGAGTAATGTTGATAGTATCTGATGCAGCAGTTGAGCTGTTCAATGTTAATTTTGTTGATAATGTTGCCATCTTATTATTATTAAGTTATTATTATTATGCTGCTGCTTGAAATATCATTACTTCTAAAACAGGAGTACCTGTTGCTGCATCGTACACTAAGTCTTCATCACTACTCCAAGGAAATATTGTAAACTCTCCTGCTCCTAAAGACATTACATCTGCAGAATCAGTTGCTCCTACACGTATATGAATTATCTCAGCTGCTGTAGTACTTTTATTTTTTAAAAATACATAAGCATCTGTATACCCTGATGCTGTAGCAAATACTGCGGCAGTAGCTGAAGTGACTATTGTTTTTCTATTTATCTGTCCTAGTACACTTAAAGTATCTGTAACTGTTAAGTTTAAAGAATCACTTGGAGTGTTAGAACTTGTAAGAGTTAATTTTGCTGTTACTGTTGCCATTTTATTTTATTATTATTTTATTAGTTATACTTAAATTATCTTTAGAAATCTTAATTAGGTAAAAACCTTTGTTAAGCTCTACGTCTAATACTTTATTAGCTTCATATACAAGTCTTCCTAACTCATCGTAAACTTTTATATCAACTTCAGAGTTAAAACTGATTAACCCGCTTGATGGATTAGGGTAAGGTATTACTCCCATTCTTTCAAACATTGCTATATCTGTAGGACCTGTCCAACCGTCTGCACAATACGCATATAGTCCATCACATCCCTCATCCCATGTTGTATTACAACAATAAGGATCTACTGAGATAACCCACTCAAAACACGCATTAGGCACATAGTATACATCACCAGAATAACACCCAGCAGAGTAATAGCAAGTACTGTCTGCCATGTTAGCTTGTGGATTATAATTAATAGCAGACGGATCAATGCACCCATACAAAGGATAAACACAAGTACCATTATTAGTGTTTGCGTTATCATCGTAATTAATTGCTGTGCTGTCTGTACATCCATAATAAAAAGGTATGCAACTTCCGTTGTCTGTATTTGCTGTTAAATCATAATTCCACATTGTATTATCAGTACATCCAAATACTACATCAATACAACTATCATCATCACTATTTGCTAGTGGGTTGTAGTTAAAGGCTGCACCATCGGTACAACCCCAGACGTAAGCAATGCATGTACCATCGTCTGTATTCGCTAATGAATCATAGTTTAATGCAGTAACGTCTGTGCAACCATACATATATGATATACATGATCCGTCATCTAAATTTGCATTAACATTAAAATTAAACATTGTATTGTCTGTACACCCTTCAACAACTTCAACACAAGAACCATCTAACTCTGTGTTTGCTTCAGGATTATAATTCAAGGCTGTAGAATCCATGCAGCCAAGAACGATAAGTGTAGCGCAGGTTTCGTTATCAAAGTCAGCATCTGCGTTATACTCAATGTAAATTGGATTCGTACATCCTTCAACGTAGTAGCAGCTTTCGTCATCTGTGTTAGCACCATCATTATAATTTAAAGCTGTATCATCAATACAACCAAATATTTTTTCTATACAACTATTACCGCAATACGGCATACCTAAGTTTATTGCAAAAGGGATTAAAGGATTTGCAAAACCTCCTGGTTCGCTTATCGTTAAGTGTTCTTCTGAATATAAGCTATAACCACATTGTACGGATGTAAACTGTGATTGTTGTGTAGTATTAAATTTTACTTCTACGGGCTCTGATATACTTAAATCAAAGGTAAAAGTAGTGTCAAAACCATCATCAAGAGTAAATATACCTAAAAAGTTGTCACCTTGAAATACCTGTAGAAAAGCTCCAGCCCAACCGTTACCAGCTAAGTCTGTTAATTCTAAAGTGTAAGAACAACTGTCTACTAATATATTAGTGTTAGCTATACTGTCATAATTAAATGCTTCTTCATCTGTACACCCGTATAGCTTTGGAGTGTAACACATACCTGTGTCTAATGTTGCTATTGGTAAAAACTCTACAAAGCTTTCATCCATGCAACCATATATTGGTGGTGGAGGTGCACAATCTTCTACTGTAAATCCGTGGTACGCGTAAGTACCAAAGTTAGCTGAATCCATTTCAACTATAGTATCATTACATCTTAGTAGATAGTATGAACCATCTTGCCCACCCCATAAGCTACCCTGCATACCATCTCCATAAGAATCATATATGTCAAAGTAGTAATCACCATTAGGTACACAAAGCTGTGTTACTTGAGGTGAATAATCTATTATATCAGTATAAGGCCCTCCTGTAACTATAGTGTCTAAATTACCATTTAATAAAGCCCAAGATGTTTCTTGTGGGTATTGATCTGGATTTATTACAATGTTTAAGTATGTTCCATTAGGACATTGAGAAAAAGCAGTTGATAGTGTAAACACTACAACCATAATAAATGCGTATAAAAATTTAGTAAACTTGTTCATTAAAATTTGCTTATTATTAATTCATCAATATATTCTTGTACCTCTTTTCTTGTAGCAGCCATTTTAAAACTTATGTCTGCTTGAAATCTTTTTACTTCTTCACCATCATCAAACACTACTATTGTTGGTACAATAGCTATTTCGTATTTAGTTTGATTATCATTTTGTTCTATCAAAAGTGTTTGTCTATCACATTCCTTTAATTTTGAGAACCAAACTACATCATTAGCTGAATTAAAGTCAGCATTAAAGTGAATTACTTTTACCTGAGAAAAAGCAGTATGCGAGGCTACCAATAAAAATAATACTAACAAGTACATTCCAAATATCTTCCATTCTGCTATCTTTTTCATTATCTTAATGCATCAATTTTGTCCTCCATGCGAATCATTCGTTCTTCTAACTTTTCCACATTTTTCTCTGTATTCTTAATAGACTGACGTATATTAACATCTTTCATATTAAACTCCATTTTAGAAATCTCTGGTTTAGGAAGCTCTTTTGCTTCTGCTATGTCTGCTTGTAGCGTAAACCACATACCTATTAAAGTTGCCATTGCAAAGCCTATGCCTATTAATGTTTTTACACTTATATTGAACCCTGTTTCTTCGTTTAGTTCTTTTGCCATTGTTTAAAATATTCTGTAGTTTACACCAAATTTAAAATCGTACCATTCTCTATTCCAGTACTTGTTATATTTACCTTCTATAAAACAACCAACATTTCTGTTTAGGTTGTATCCAAAGATCAATCCTCCTGAGTAGTCATACCACTGTTCTCCATCGTTAAAGTTGTGATATGAATATTCACCTCCACCATCATAGTGATAAGGCATTAGGTTACCCCAAGAGTGTAACCAAAAATTCTTTTTGTAATGATAAAAATCAAATCCTACTACCAAAGAGTATTGCCATTGATTGTCTAACTCATTCTTTTTCTTTTCTACGTAATCATTTAGCATTTCAGGTATAACAACCTGATTCCATACAGTTGCGTTTTCCGCTACTAAATTACCGTTTGGATCTCTATACTCAGATTCGTATACATCTACGCTGTAACCTTCTTCAATTGCTAAACAAGTATAGTGTAGTTGTCCTGAAGCTATCAACCATTCTTCTAATGGATCAAAACCGTATGGTTCTGCCAATCTTTGTGCAGCTCCAATATTAAATGATAGTTTCTTTTTACCGTTTAATCTTAGTCTTTGTGTAGATTCAAAATACTCTATGTCAGCAAACCCTTCTTTGATATATGCAACCTTTGCCATCCATACTGGCTTTACATATCTCATAAAGTGTTGTTGATCTAGGTATTCTATTCCTTCTTGTCTTCTATAGTCTACTTCAAATAAATACTCAAAAGGAGAAAGTCCAATAGTAGCAGCATCTCCATAAGCAGCTTCTGTACCATCTTTAAATGTTCTTCTATCCTCGTACCCAAATCTTTTTATCTTACGAATACCTAATGTTAATGAATAGTCAAAAGGGGTTAGAACTGTGTCTACCCCTAAATAACTATTGTTTACAGAATATATATTTTCATCTGCTAGTGATGTACCACCATTAGCTGCTATGTAAAAAGTAGAAAACTTAAATGGTTTTTTAAGTTGTGCATCTACTGTATTTGCAAAAAATGCTAAAAATAAAAATATAAAAATTCTTAATTTCATTTTACTATTCTATAATCTTGTCAATATTAATAATTTGCTCTCCAGTAATATCTGTTGGTAAACAGTCTTCTGGTATTGCATGTAATTCAATTTCAGTTTCTTCAAGTAAAAGTTTATCTACTTCTTCTAACTGATCTTTTCTAGATTGTACTAGTTCTGCATTCTCTTTTTCAAGGTCAGCAATCTCATCTTTTTTATCTTGATTCATAAGAATCTGAACTTTCTGAGATAATTCTAAAAAGTCATCTGAAGGCTTACTAGCTTCTTCAATATCTTTAAGTTCTTCCTGTATGATTCTAATGTTCTTAGAAACTAACAGTCCTAACTTAACTCCTTTTAGTTTTTGTACTGAGGTTAATCCGTTGAATAACTCAACAAACTCACCATTTTTCATTTTTACTTTCATTGTCTATATAATTGATTGGTTAATATTAGCTATTATTTATCACTAAAAAGTGAATTTTACTTGCTGTTGTAGAAGTTGCTCCTGTTGCCGCTGGATTATGTATACTTATTTCACAATGTCCATCATCGACACCAACTAAAGCTGCAGTAAGTTGTGCGTTATTTGTTGTATTATCATCTTGCACTGTTATCAAAATTACAGAATCTGCTTGTATTGTACTATTTGTAAATGTAAACTCTGCGTTAGTCGCAGCATTTAAAGCTACTGCTGCTAGTGTAATTACACCAGAAGTAGTGTTTAGTGTTACTCCTGTAGTATGATCACTTGATTGAGTTACTGTACCACTATTAGTATGTACAATACCTTTTGTAGCTCCAGTAATAATTAAATTACCTGCATTTACTGTAACATCTTGTGCAGTATCTGCAGTTAATGCTGTAGTTAGTGCTCCTCCCGCAGTATATGTTCTTAAAAGAACACTACCTGCAGTACCACTAGCTGCGTCTCCTGCTGCTAATGTTAATGAACCACCCGCGCCTGAACCTGTACCTGCACCTGCTAGTAAACTTAAAGCTCCACCTGCAAAGTTACCCCCACCTGCTGTAGCTGAAGATATACTTAATGCAGCTCCTGCCACACCTGAAGCAGATGTAACGTTACCAATTGTGTATGTTGATTGATATGCTGCAGTATTACCAATAGTTATTGCTGATGCAGTAGATCCTTGTATGTTTAATTGACCTGTAGCTTCTCCTGTAGTTATAGTAGAACCAGCGTCATTAAGAATTACTCTACCGTTAGTATGTACATATATACCTCTGTCAGATCCGTCTCCACTAATGTAATTTGTATTTAGATCAATATTATAAGAAGCTGTATCTAGGTTTGCAGTAAGTGTAGTCAAAGATGCTGCTAAAGTAATTGCTCCTGCACCATTAGTAACAGTCATATTAGTACCAGCTGTAAGTCTTGCTACTGATGGATAACCATTAGTTGCATTACCTATAAGTAGCTGTCCATCTGTAGACATTGCTGTTGTAGCTGCAATCGTATCATCTGCACTTGCATACAATAAAGATCCTTTAGTTATTGTAGATAATCCTGTACCTCCGTTTGTAACTCCACATTCTCCTGTAACAGTTCCTGTAAAATCTATGCCAGATATAAATCCTGATGTTGCATTATTACAAAGACTAAGATCTATTCCTGCTTCTAGTACAGTTAATACAACATTATTAGAAGTTGTTGCTACTGTTAACAGTCCTGTATCTCCAGATGCTATTCCTTTAAATACAATTTGATTTTTGTTTGTAAGAGTTGCACTTGTATATATAGTTTCAGAACTAGTTCCTGCTGTAGATACTGTAGGATATAAACTAGTTAGTTGAAACTTTCTTGCCGCTTTTGTACTTGAGTTAGCTACTAATAAAAAATCTGTAGCTAATGCGTTTGTTTTTGAAAGCGTTGATAATGATGTTATTTCTGCCATTGTATTTTTATTTTATTATTCGTCTCCAAAAGAAACTCCATTGTTAGTTAATGATGATCCACCTATTGTGAAGTCATCTGATACTTCTGTATTCTGTTGTGTTTCCTGTAAGTAAGGAGGAATTCCACAATCTTTGCAATAGCTTCTCGCAAAGCTAATAAATTTTTCTAAATAATCCGAATTATCTGCAGGGGCCGCTACATTTGTACAAAGCTTCCATCCTGTAGTTACAGTATTAGTAGATATAGAGTTAAGTGGATCTATATCAAGACCACTACTAGATACTGCTATAAATATTTTTCCATCTCTCTGCACAGAAGATCCTATCCCTAAAGAAAGGGCTACTACTGGGCTCCATATTATTGCTCCTCCCTCTGTCCAAACTTCTTCGCAATTTGTAATTACATCGCTAAGAGCTGGAGAACCAGAATCAGAACAGTTATATATACAAGGTAATCCTCTCACACTTAGTATCTCTTGAATGATAATCATCTTCCAAGCTTCCATTGTAGAGCAGTCATCTGCTAAACCTGTAAGAAGTTTAGTGTAAAATCTATTACCTGATCTGCTAATACATTCTGCATTATAATCTAGTATTTCGTTTATAGATGAAGGTATACAAGCTGGTATTACTGATGTTCCAGCTGTACCAGGATTATCTGTTGGATATTGACAACAGCTATTATTATCATTACATGGATATGTTGCAAAAGCATCAAAGTTAACAGCTGTACTATCTGTACAACCTGATACTAAAATTGGAGTACAGCAATCTACACTGTAGGTTCCATCAATACAAGGACATTCACCATTACAATCTAAACATGGATATGTACAAGAGTTATCATCATAACCTGCAGATGCATTATAATTTTCAGCATTAGGGTCAGTACATCCATATATTACTGGATCTACATCTTCATTACAATCATCTTTAGATATAAGAACTGAGTCATTAAAACTTTCGTTACAATTAACATTACTAACGTTAACAAGTCCTGCATTATTAGTATATGCATCTGTAGTAAATATAACACTTAAATTCCAAACTCCTGGATTTAAGTTTAATGTATGAGTTGGATTTGTCGCAGCCTCTAAATACTCTCCTGAGCCTGGTATCCCAAATCCTCCTGCTCCTAATATTCCTAGTCCCCCAGGCATATAACTACCAGTGTAAATAGTTTGCCCTGTAGAATTAGTTGAAGTAGCAAGTATATAATAGTATACACCTAATGGATTATCAATACTATTATTAAGTTCTGTTACACTTGGTATTGTTATTGTTACTGATCCTGGTGCTGTATAATCACAAGGTTCTCCGTTTGAATCTAAAGTAGTATAGCTTGTAGGAGCATTAGTAGATGTAATGCCAAGAGTATAACCAGAATCATTTACAAATGTATTTAATTCATCACAGTCTGTAGGGTCATCTCCAGCACAATTTTGAATACACTCTGCTTCTGTTGCATAGCCTTCAACTGCATCTGCTTCATACTGACAATTTCCTGGAGTCTTACATATCCATTTACCTAACTCTGGATAAATACAAAGAGAATTATCAGCTATGGTTGCTGCCGCATTATAGTTAATGGCAGTTATATCCATACATCCTACAATATCTTCTTCTTCTTCGTCATATGTACAAAGATTATTATCTGATATAACATTTTCTGTACCAACTGGGCAACAGTAGTTATTTGCTAGAATATCTGTACACTCTCTACTACTTGGAGTATCAAAAACACAATCATTTATTAAATCAATTTCCTCTTGACTTAAAACATATGGCTCAGATTGGTAGGTATATTCCCACACATTAAAAGTACCAAAATTATAAGAATATGATGTAGAAACTAAACCACCATGTTGCGATAGAAGATTAGCACTAAGACTAACACCTGCATTAGAATTAGGATTAAGAAAATTACTTAAAGACGACGGACTTGTAATTTCAAACCCATCTGCAAATACAAAAGTAGTATTTACTATAATAAATTGTGTCTCTATGGTGTTTACATTATCACCATTAGAATTTATATTTACGTTTCCTTGGTAATACGTAGGATCAGTGGTATTTCCTATTGCCTCAAAATCTACAGAATACGGTAGATACCCGACATTGTTAGTATTATCATGACAAAATATTTCTGAAAATATATAAAATTCAAGAGTATTAGAACTACGAGCTTGATTAAAAGCTGCAGGGCCTACGAACGTTCCTGCGTTTTCTCCCTGCGTAAAAGTAAATCCATTTTGAGCAGCATTCATTAATGCTGGATTTGTATCTAAGGCATTTTGATAACTAAAAATTATAGAAGGGCCATTTACTAATGAATCTGCACATTCAAACGTAGGATTTAAAATAATCTCACCAGTACAGTCTTCAGTGTCAGTATTATCATAGTTACAACTACCATCACTAAAAGTAGCGCTTTCGTTATAGTTATTTGCTTCTGGATCTGTACATCCTCCCTGTGTTACAACAGCGGGTCTTGTTATAACATAACACTGTTCAACTTCATCATCTCCGTCTAAAGTACCATCATTGTTATATTGTATAACAGTAACATATGTTCCAGGACCTAACCCTGTTACCTCTACAGAACCTCCATTACTATTAGTAGAAGTATCTACTAAGGTAGCGTTAGAAGTTAAAAAATTTAAAGTACTTGCACCGGTATTCAATGCATCAGTATAACCAGCTCCATAATCTTGAGCAGATATATTTAATCTGTATGTTTTATACGTGTAAGGATTAGCTTGATTACTCGTATCAAAATACTCTGATGTGCTAAATACATATTCTTCTTGATATGCTGCATAGTATATAGCGTATGTTGGAAAAATTAAAGTTGGAATAGTTAAAGTACCATTATCAATATCTCCTCCAACTGGAGTTGAGCTTGCAGCAGTTGCTGTGCTTGGGGAATTAACCAACACCCAATCATTTGTAAAAGTATTTCTACCTGACGATTCTAATAAACCAGTTGTAGCATTACAAAATATACAAAGCTCGTCTAAGTCATTAGTAGCTCCGCTATCAGTATTTATAGCAGAAGCAGTTTTACACCCGTAGGTATTATCTGGATTAGTACCTCCACCTTTTAAAGGTACTGTAAAAAGTATAGAAGATTTACATCCGTTAGAATCTGTTACTTCTATTTCATAAGTACCTGCGTATAATGATGAAATAGTAAATGAATCTTCAGTTTGTGTTGTATTAGAAGTACTAAAAGCTGTTCCTGCGGCATTAGCATCATTTAATTCATAATCATCTACAACTACTGTATAATTAGCAACTCCGTTAGCTACAGTAAAACCTGCTGTACCGTTAGCTATATTTGCACTTGCATCTCCAATACTCCCTGTAGTTACACTAAAGCCTTCACAGCCTACAGTACAACATAGTGCACCTTGAAGCACACTGTTATTAATTATAGTAGAAGTAAGTGTAGTACCATCGCAAGCCTGTGCGTGCGCACTCCCATCATCTGTACAAGGAAAAGAATTATCTTCACACCCTATAAGCATGTAATTTGCAGCTGCAGGATCTTTACAAATAAAAATTTCTGGCAGTCCACCAGTGTCAAGAATATCTATAACATTTATCTCTCCAAAGATTAAAGGCCCTTTAATATCTCCTGCAGATGCAGCTACAACTGGAGAAGCCAATATAAATAAAGATTGTGGAGTAGATGTTCCTTTAAATTTACCTAGCGTATCAGAAGATTCGTCTTTAAGTTCATACCTAATATTATTTAAAAAACTATTTTGTAGTGAGGTTGATGCAATGTATGCAAAAGCTCCTGATGATAAATAATAAAAATCAGATCTATCACTAGTATCTAAATATTCCTGTCTTGATGACGGATAAATTACAGTTTGTCTTTGTTGACTCTCTCTTGGGTATTCTAAAAGGTCTACAAAATCATATGTATTAAGTTTTGTATTTGGAGTAACAGAAAAAGCTCTAGTTAAAGTTTCAAATGGTACAGCTAAAATATTATTAGAGGTAGGAACTCCTATACGTCCTGTAATAGTATCTCTACTTTCAAATAGTAAATTATAATAAATTTCTGATGATGATACAGTATTTGTAATACGTATAACTATCTCACTGTTACCTTCAGATAAAATACTTCGAGTTTCAGTAAATTCAATTTTTTGATCTCCAAAATCAACTTTCGCAATAGGATTCTGGTATCCTGATATAAGAACCAAAAATACTGATCCAGTTGAGTCTCTAAGACATTTACTAGTATGAAAAGTGTTTAATGTAGCCATTAGCAATTACATCCGCAGTGACCGCCACACATTTCGACAGCCTTGTTATATTTCTTTTCTGCATTAGCTATTACAGCTTTTACTGATACTAAAGATCCAGCTCCTGAACTAGTAGCTAACTCTGCCTCTGCAGTTTTTAATAATAAATAAATTTTTTGAGCTGAAACTAAGTCCTCTGAGCATTTACTACACTCACAGTTACAGTCAAGCAAGTCTTCCATTTTTTTGGCTAAACAACATAATACATCACAAGAAAGCATTACAGCTCCTATCTGAGAAACCTCAGAGTTTGCTAAATGCTCTACAGTAAAAATACCACTGCCTCCATTTGCTGAAGAAATACCTAAACTTGAAATAGATACTACACGAGTATTAGAAGCTCCTCCCGGAAATGAATATGTATACTCATTACCATTATCACTAATTTTTATTTGATTAGTGGCTCCTACATCTGAGTTGGTAACTGTTACTACAATCTTTTTACAATCAGAAGTTGTTGATATGTTTAATGCCATGTTGTTTTAAATTTTTATAAAAAAAGACCTACAGGGGAAACAAGTCCCCTGTGAGTCTAATTAAATTAAATATCTACTTACGCAGATATGTTTGAGATATAGTACTCAACAAATACTTCAACTACACCAGCAGTTAAAGCCGCTGTTGCAATTACAAACTGAATACCTGTTGAAGATGTAGTCTTGTCCACAACAGTATGTTCTGTTACGTCTTCATCATCAAAAGCTCCATTATCAAATGCTGTTGCAGCTTTTAAAGTAACTCCTCCCGTAGTAAGAGCTAAAGTTGCTGAACCATCACTTGTCATTGCTGTAGTAACTACAGAATAACATCTAACGATAACTGCATTATCAGGGATAATTGCAGAGTTAGCTGGTACAATAGTACTTGCAGCGCCACCATCGACTGCGAAGTCGTATTTAGCGTGTGCTGTCATTAATTTTGGATGTGCCATTTTATTTTATTTTTAAATATTAATATTATAAGATAACAGGTGCAAAATTAGCAGAAGCTAAATACCCGTTAAGTTGATTTTCAAAAGCTACACCATCGTTTTCGTCAATTGCAATATAGATTTCTATTAAGTTATCTACACCGTTAATTCCTGAAGTTGTACTTCCGTCCTTACTAGCTACAATATGGTACATGTCATAAACATTACTTGTAACACTGTGAAGCGTTGGTTGAACTGGTAACTCAACTCTGTTGTAGTATCCAAATCCAGAACCTTGTAATTCTTCTTCAAATTCTCTGATGTAAAATCCATCTCCAAATCCTCTAGAACCTGCAGTTTGATAAGTTATAGTATCAGCTGTTCCGTTACCATTACCATCAATAGCTTCAAATGCAAAGTCTATGTGAACTAGCTCAGATTGAACTGATCCATCAGCTAAACTTTCACCTTTCTTAAAGCAAGTAAAATCAATACTTGTACCGTTGTTAGTAATACTATTTACCCAGTAAGGTAAGTCAGCATTAATAGCTGTAGTAAAAGCTGTACACTGTGTAGTTGGAGTTGCACCCGCAGCTACAGTAATTGTGTAAGATTTAAAGTTAAATGGTTCTGCACCATTAGTTAAGTTAATTACTTTAAGAGTATGCTGTCCTGCCGCAACTGCGTTAGTTGCTAATGCAATTCTAGCTACTTCTGCAGTTTGAGCTGCACCTGCTTTACCGCCGTATGCTACAACGTTTTTTCCTTTAATCCAAGGGCTTGCAATTTGCTTATCCCCTGTTCCTTGTACAAATCTGATGCTATCAGAATCTGAAATTGTATCACCTGGTACAAGACTTGTATTCCCGTCAGCTGATAATTTTTGTATGTCAATAGATCCAGCAGCTAATAAGTTATTTGAATAACTTGCAGCTGTACCATCTCCGATTAATAATTGTCTCATTTTTTTATATTTTAGTGAGATTAATAATTCTATTCATTCTTTGTTACTTCCATAATCGCAGATTTATATCTAGGATCACTTATAGCTTCTAAAATGCTACTTACCGTCATAGCTACAATTTCTTGATGCGTATGCTCTGGTAATTCGCAATTTACCCCCAAAGATAAGGATATTTCGTTAGGCTTTCTGATGTACGTTATTTTTAGAGTATCTATTATAAATATATCACTAGTGTATATGTCTATAGAACTTCCTCTCATAGTTGTTAGTGGAGAGGTATGTTTTGTCGTATTAAACGGATCACTTAAAAGCTTAAATATGTCGTCTTGCTGAGAAAATCTATTTCCCTCAGTTATTCTTTCTGAGAACGCTAATGGCTCTCTTCTTTCTGAATACGTAGTATCCATTATTTGTAAACCTTGCGGTGATGGAGCAGTTTGTCCTGTAGCAGGAACTCCAGTAGCAAATGTTGCATTACCTACTGATGAATCCCAATTTATCCAATCATAACTGTCAACGTCTACAGTTACTATAAACTGTCCTGGGTAATTAAGTGTTTCATATTCTTCCCAGTATATGTTAAACCCTGCACCTGCATTGTTTAGTATGTCTTGTTTAGTAGCTTCTATATTAGCAGGGTAAGACTCAGGAGTCCATCCAGATGCTATAAAAGCTGCAGAAGGAGACCATATGTTAGCAGATGTAGCATCAGTTCCTGTAATATCTGCAACCATATTAATCCCATTTATAAATGCAGTAGAACTTCCGTCTGCATTATCTAACACAAAATTATTCAAATCTAGTGTAAAGAAATATATAGCTGGTGGATTAACTAAAGAGTAGTCTATAAACTGACAATTGTTAATCCATAATCTTGATTGTTGATTTACCAAATACATATAATCTGTAGGTAATTGGAATGTGTCAACAAATATTTTTGTTTTTAATTGCTCCTTAAAAGATACAGGAGCTTCGTACTCGCGTACAAGCGTACGTAAGTCGTCTATTCTTTTTTGTGATTCTTCAAAACCTTTTCTGTACATGTTATTTCTACCGTACTTAGTATTGATGAATCTGAACATGTTTTTGTTCAATTCAATATCTATCTCTTCAGATAATAAGCTATCAGCTTGGAGTGAATTAATCTTATCCACTCCCTGCTGTATAGCTATATGCATTTCAGTTACATTCATTAAGATGCTAGTTGTTTAAGTTTTGCTCTTAAAATTGTTAATTTGCCTGAGTTCTTTTTGTCATTCAGGTGTATTACTGTATCATCCATAGTTTCTCCTAATACCTCGTCAATAAAAATAACTTGGTTTCCAATCTTTCTTAGTACTCCTGCAGTAACCATTGTCTCGATTTCTGCTTTCATTTCTAAGTGCTTGTCGGCACAAACTTTAATAAACTTCTTAGGTTGCTTTTCCTTAATGTCATAAAGCATGTTTTCAACTTGCTCTCTTGTTAACGTTTCAGGATTAATATTACCTAATAGTCTAAAGACTCTACGCATCTGCTTTTCGTCAGAAGATACTTTGATAAATGCTTTATCTGCATCTTTCTTAACTTGAATATCATTGTTACGTCTTAAATCCTTTTTAGCAAGATCTTGTATAAAGAAACGTTTCTGCGAATCTGCATTCATTTCTTCTTCTGATAATGCTACATGTGGATGTTTCAAAGCAAAATGATATTTTAAAAAGTCAGTAATGTCAATAGGTGCATCATCATCTGTTGTACCTACTTCTAATTCTACACCCTCAAAGCCTACTGAAACTGTAAATTCAGCCCAGAATTTTTTGGTGTGTTTTGGCCACTCCATGTGAGCGGGATCTACATCTAACATTCCCATTAAATATTTTTTCTCTTCTACAGAGTCAAAAGGTTTTAGTGGTTGTCTGTTGACATATACACTACTTAGTTTCCTAATAGCGCTTGCGTTAATTTCCTTTGGCAAATGATTGTTAATCGCTTTTGCTCGTAAATAAACTTTTTTACTCATAATTTGGTACTTTTAAAGTGTTGATTAGTGGATGTAAAGTATAACTCTCCAGTATCGTAAAGTAGAAATTGAGGGGAGCACGAAGCCCCCCACAACCTCAACCAAAAAACCAATATATAGACTTGCGAATGCTCGCCTCTTTTAACCTCCTAAATTAGGAAGCTACACATTGAATATCCAGAGAAGTATCAAATCTACGTAAGCAGATACCCGCTGTCTTCAACATGTGTACACTTGCACCATCAACATCAGATGCTCTTGCGTCTGATCCAGAGAATCCTCTAGGTACAACAGAACCAGCAACACACCATCTCATCATCTCGCGACCTTTCTTTGAGATCATTGTCAAGTTAGCTTGTCCGTCATAGTTAGACTGGTCAACAAATACCATACGGTAAGACTCCATAGAGTAACCAGTTACTGGGTGCTTCTCACGAGCTTGTGCAACAGGACCATGATCAAATAGTGGAATTTTTACCACATTGATTACGTGTCCGTCTACGTGCTCATAAGTTGTGAAATATCCAGTCAAACCTAAGTTACGACCAGAACCTGTGATAAATCTGTTCTCACCACCTACTTTGAAAGTGTTACCTGCAAAGTGAGATTTAAGAGCCTCATCAAATTCACGCGCTCCACCAGTACCAGTATACAAAGTAATCTGCTTCTGATTAGCGTCAGTCATTTGATAGAATAAATCACCAATAATATTTTTCAACTTAGACTCAGTCATAGTTGAGTAAGTGTCAGTATTTACGATTTGCTCGAATAAACCTGGTCCAACAATTACTGGTTGGCCATTCTCATCTTTCATGAAAGTTGATCCGTTAGAGTCGTAAGTTTTCTGTCCGTACCAGTAGTACATCTCACACTCTTCTTTAAAGTCAAGCATGTGTTGGTACTCTTCGTAATCCATCCATAACTTAGTAGAAGATCCACCTTTAGTTGGTAAAGTAAACTCCGCTACGAAGTCTTTAGCATTACCTGACATGTGGTAAGATTTTCTTACAGTTGTGATTTTGTTACGAACTTTACCTGGTGCTTGCCAGTTAGAAGCGTTACCTCTTGAGAAGTCAACACCTACTGGTGCATATAATTGCGCCCAAAGATCTCCTGCATTGAATCCTCCTGAAAGAACCGCTGTAGCAGCTGGGTTTACTAATTGTAAAGTATATTCCCAACCAGAACCACCTGCGTAAGGCTTAGGCTCTGCCATAATACGCGCTAGCTCACCTTTTGAGTTTACTAATACGTAAGGGAAAATAAATCGTTTATCAGGGAATACCAACGTAAATGTTGATCCTCCTTGACCTAAAGATGCTCCTGCATTTGCCACAGCAACTGGACGTGTTCTCAATTTGTGAGTAGCCACACGATATTCATACTCTAATCTGTCGATTGATTGAACGTTACCAGCTCCTTCTGTTAAGAAAGATAATGGAAAACGCTTATCATCCTTACCAGACAAGTGTGTGATAATCGGAGAAAGTTCAGTTGGTTTTGACAAAAGAGCATTTGCCAGACTATTCATGTCTGTCATTTGTGAATCGTTATAAAACGTTTTTTGAACGCTTATATTTGTTCCGTTTAAGCTCATAATTATCTAATTTTATTTATTTAAGTTAAGTTGCATTTTAAAATTGCCATTTTTTATTAAAAGTTAAGATCTAAATCATCTAAGTCTACTTGCTTACTCTTGCGTCTTGTTGCTTTTCGTGCGCTTTTAACTCTTTCTTCATTTCTAGAAATTCTATCTTTTAGCGATTTAGCACTTTGTGTTTTTGCTTTTTTATCTACAAACTTAGATAAGTCAAAGCCTTTATACATTAAGTAGTCAATTGCTAACTTAGTTTCTATTTCTGATTCAGAATGATCTAAATCTCGCTGTGTTCTACCATCTTTGGTCACAGGTTTAGAGACATAATCAAAAAACTTTGATTTTTCTCTTTTTGGAATTGATATACCTGAAAAGTCATCAGTTTCATTAATGGTTTCATATACACCATTCCAAAAATTTTGTTGCTGTTCCTGCGCTTGTTGCCTTTCTTCTTGTTTTCTAGCAACTAACTGAGATCTAGATTGCTCTTGCATCTTACCCATTGCCTTTCTAGCAGCTTCAGCTTTCTGGTATAATTTACCAGTGTCTTCATAGTCAGTCAATAATTCATCAATAAAATCTTTATCGTGACCTTTTGTTACGAAGTAATCAGATAGTATTCCTTTCTGACTTCTAGAATCTTCTTCGTCTAACTCTATCCTACTATAATCTAGGTTAGGATCGTATGCTTGCATAAAATCTTGAGAGTCTCCTCCGTTAAGAACGTATTCTAAATGATCTTTAACTAAAGGAAAGTTTTCAAACAGGCCATCTAATTGATCTTCTGCCATTTGTTTTCCTACGTCTTGAGTCATAGCTAATAGTCCTTCTGTTGTATCATCGTACTCTTCTTCAGTCTCATATCCTAGTTTTTCTAGAATCTCTGATACTACAGTAGAACCTTCTCTTTCTACTTCCTCATCATCATCATCATCTTCTTCTTCTTCCTCTAACTCTTCTTCAGTATCATCATCTTCAACTTCTTCTTCGTTAGATTCTTCTTCTTGTAATTCTTCTGCATCCGCATCAAGCTCATCAGCTTCTGCTTCTGGAGTATCTATTGCCAAATCACTTGGCGTTTCTGTAGATCCTCCGTCTAATACATCGTCAAACGAAATGTCGTCTAATCCAATGTTTTCTTCATCTGGTGTCATATCTATATAAATTTAGTTTTTACAAAAATAATTAAAATTGCAAGTTGTTACACATGCAATATGGTTTTTAGTTATGCCTTTATTATATATCACTTGCCTTCAAAATTTAATAAGTTTTGAGAAGGCCGGCCTCCATAAACTTTAGGAACAAATGCATCTATAGTACTTTTTGTAATATCTGATTTAATATCATCAGGCAGTAATTTTCTAAGATACTTTTTATAATATTTACTATTTCCTCCTCCAACAAGCTCTGTCATTCGTATCGCAGCATCTTCAGGATTACCTTTATAAAGATCATACCCTGCTTTTGCTACTGTTTTAATTTTATTATAATTTTGTGCAACAGGTTGTATATATTTATTAGCGGTATTAAACCCTTTAACAGCAGGAATATAGTTTAAAGCATTTACTCCTATCTTTAAACCGGCCTCTTGTCCTGATTTTTCTCCGGCTGAATATCCTACTCCTGCTTCAGCAGTACTACTCAAAACTTTAGGCAGTCCACTTATATAACCATAATTATATAAAGTATTTAAACCTGTTCCAAGTTTACCTTTAACCCCAGGAGTAGTTAGTAACGTATTAATACCTTTAGCGGTTTTATCTGTTGGATAAGCAAGAGCTCTTTTTGCAAAATTAGTAGAAGCAGGATTTCTTGCAAGTGAAGCACTTGATCCAACACCCATAGTAGATAAAGCAACTTGTTGCATAGTTTTTTGCCCTGTACCACTAAGAAGATTATCAAATTTTTCTTCATAGTTGTTTTGATCTTGAAGAGATTGATTTATGTAATCTCCACCATATCCTGAAGCTATTTGACTAGCTAAAAAAGAGTTAGCCATTACGTCTCTCATATTATCTTTAACCACATCTCTAAACTCACCTTGATTTTCAGGAAGAGATGCAGTTTGCATATCTGTTACTTTCTTTATTGTATTCTTAGTATCAAATTGTGCATTTGGACCGGCCTGAATAACTGCCATTTCAGAAGCATTTAACTGTTCGTTATTTGCCTTTTTAGTATTTATATTAGATATTGTTTGATCATAAAGCTTTTTATTCTGAGTATTAAGATTTTCAGTAACTACATTCTTTTGCTGCACAGCAGTTGCTGGGTTCGTATCTAAAGAAGTATTTTGATTGTTTAGTTCCTGATTCATTAAAGCTCTTACATCAAGATTAGTACTACCAAGTGGAGGTAATTTAAACCCTGCATTCTGATACTTTTGCTTGTATCCTTTATATCCACCATTTTTATAAGCAGGCGTTTCTATAACTGTACCCCGCTTTGGTCCTGTAGGTAAATTCTTAATACCAGGTGGTACGTTATTAAAAGATTGAACTAGATGTCCTTGTTCATCTACCTTTGATATATTGATAGGCACTTTCATGCCTTCTGTATTAAATGCTTGGTTAGGAGCTACATTAGGAAATGCCATAGATGCACCAGTGTTCCCGCGCGCGTGTTCTTCTCTTAGTCCTACCTCTTGCTCTTTAGCTGTTTGTGCAACTTGCATTTGCTGCTGTTGCTGTTTAGCCTGCGCCTCAGATTGTAACATACCAGATACATCAGCTCCTTGTTCCGCTAATTGAAACAAGTCTAATACACTACCTTGGAAACCAGTTTGTCTAGCTTCGCTTAGTATTTGTCTACGAGTCTGATTGTTTAGCATTTTGTCCCTCTCTTGCTATGTTATTTTTATCTTGTGCTATCTGTGACTTATCCATTACTTCTTTTTCCCTAATAGCTAACTCTTGCTGTTTTAATTCAAAATCTTGCATAAGTTTCTGCATATTAAATCCATCTAGTTCTGGATTTTGCTTAGCTTCAGCATTTATTAAGGCAATCTCAATATCTTTCTGTCTATCTTTCTCAGATTCAATTTTTGTCTGCTCTAATTTATTTTGCTCCATTTGCATCTGTTGTTGCTGAGCTTGTTGTTGTGCTTGCTGCTGAGCTGCTTCTAATTCTTCAGCCGCTTTCTCTGCTGCTTTTAATTTAGCTTTAATTTGAGGGAAGCTTTCTGCATCCATCATGTCAGCTACTGTAGAAGCTTTAGTTCCATTTTGAACCATTGCTTGTGTAAGACCTTTTATCTGATCTAACCTTTGTTGATCTTTACCAGAGTCTGATACAAATATTCCGTATTCAGATTCCATATGTTGTAAAGTATCAAGGTCTAAAAAGTCTGTAGTACCGTCTGGCATTACAAACATTCCTTTTTTACCAGTAAGCCAAGCTTCTTTAGAGTAATCTAACATTGCTTGTAAATCTCTTTGTTCTAATCTTGCAAACTTTCTAAATAAATCTTCTGTAATATGTGAAGATTGTACAATAGCTTGTTGTGAACTAGCTTTACCTTCGTATGCCCCAATTGTACCCTGTCTTTGTCTACTAACTCCTGAAAGTTTTTCCCATTCATTTAGTATTGACTCTAATAATTGTATATACTGTCCAATAGTCTTAATAGACATATCCAGTACGGATTGATGCTGTGGGTTCAATTGTATTCCTTCTTTGTTGTAATCCACCCAAGCAATACCCGTACCTTCAACGTAATACATAAACTTGTCCATGTCCCATTTCTTTGGAATCATGTTAATATCAAACTGTGCAATAATATCTTTTGATCTAGCAATAGCTAATTCTAATCTATATTTGTAAATATTGTAATTTAACTGATAAGGTATACCTAATGATACTAAAGATATGTTATCAGAGTTTATATCTGAATATTTTCTACCATTAATAGGAAGTTTACAAGCAGATGGGTTATCTAATGATAATCTTTGATTAGCTACAGGATTGATGTTGACATATAATCTACCATCAATTCTAGTACCTTCCCATACTTCATTTACCCAAAGGTATGTAACCTTAGCTCCTAGTTCTTTTAATTCTGCAGGCATTTTAAATCCTTCATTAACTTCCATTTCCTCCATAGCACCAGTTTCTTGGTCCATGTATTCTAAAAAGCCAATTCTTTTTCTAGATTTCCAATATACAGTACATACTTCAATAAGTCTGTTTCTTTGAACATTTGAATCTGCCCCTGATCTAGCTTGTCTGTATAATAGATAAGATTCTGGATCAGAGTGTCTAGGTTCTTCTAAAGATAGTACCTCTTCGTCATTTAAAAAATCATAAAAATGATCTACAACTGTAGAAGCATGTACATATTTTCTAACTAAAGCCCAATCGCCATCTTCTACAAACTCAATGTCTGGATCTTTATCATAATCTACATCAATAGGATTAAGTATCTCATAAAAAGGTTCTTTACTTCTAACTCCTCTGTGAGTATATACTTCTCCAGATATTAAGAAATGAAACCAACCTTTTTGTAATTTTTCGTATACTTCTTCAGATTGCATTATATAAGTCAAAGCATGCTGCCCTTTAATAGCTCTGTTATCTACATAACTATTATCAAACTGTGCTGCTACGTCTTTTGGTAATGGAATGTCCTCTGGAGTTTCTATATTTTCTACAAGCTCTGGATTTGTTTTAGCCATCATTTGTATAAACCTTTGTTGAAGGTTTTGAAATATAACTTGCTGTTTAGCTTTTTCTTTTTCACTTACAGCATCTCCATTCTGTACTGTAACGGTGTAATTCAGAGGGCGTTTTGACTTTTCACCTAGAAGAAGATCAATTATAGGCTTGATAATAGGATAGTTACGCATTTTAGAGGGGAAATTATTACGACTCTTCCCATACGGGTGAGTCACGTAACGATAGTCATCCTCTAAAATTACACCGTTATAATAGTCATATAATCTTTTAAGGTCATCCTTTCTCTGGTTGACTCCTTGATTAGATAAGTCGATAAAAGCTTCTAAGCAGCTTTCTCTCCACTTTTTATTTTTCTTTGATAAAGGCAGCTTTTGCTGCGGTATTTTGTCTCCCCCTAGATACATATGTTACAAAATTAATGTTTTTTACACACATTTATACTATGTGTATATATTTTTAAGCTTTCTTTATATATATAGCATTAATGATAGTTCTGATCAAACCAATCATTACTTGCATTATCTTCTAATATCTCTTTAACCTCTGCATTGTACAATTCTCTAGTATGATACATACCAATCATTAGTGCCATAACGCGGTCAAAGTTACCTTTAGTATTAAACTTTATAAGTTCTTGCAAAAGCGCAAGGTCATAAATTTTATGTAGGTTTAGTATAGTCTTTCCATCCTCTTCTACAGATCTTACTGCACTTAACCAATCTCGTATGTATAACTCTCCCTGTCTTTTCCTAGCCTCTGTTGTATTACTGCACTTAACCAATCTCGTATGTATAACTCTCCCTGTCTTTTCCTAGCCTCTGTTGTATGCATACCATATTGACGTTTTACCGTCTTAGATCTTAAGTCTTTCTTGTCTAACATCTCAAATTCTTCTTGAAGCTTATGTAACTTCCTATGCTGCTTTGCATATTGTATTACAGCACCCCTATCATTCTCAAATCCTATCTTAGCATTAAAATAATCAGCTAACATAAATAGATTTTTGTTATATTCGTCTTGAGTGTGTGGCCTACCTACATAACTAGCAACAATTAAATCATCAGGTTTTGATATATTATTTACTCTCTTTATCACATACGCAGCACCCAAAGAGCTGGAGTCTGCTGATTGGTTTTGTCCATACGGGTCATGGCAAATTACATATAGGTTATGCGGAGTTTGTCCCTCCCGATTTTTGTAAGGGCCTTCATAAAGAACAATGGCTCCTTCAAGATTATCTTCCTTACGATGAGGATACCTTAGAATAGGCCTAGCATCTCCGTCTGGTTCAAACTTTATAAGATTATTCTTACCATAATAAAGCCTACCTGCTGTACCAATAGTGTGTAACTTGTTAGCTTTTACCTTATTATACTGTTCTTGTAGTGATCCTATGTCAAATAGATTACCTGACACTTGTAATGTAGCTTCAGCTGGGCACATTGGGTGTTCCGCTATATATTGATCATATGCTTTAGGGTCATTCGTACCTTTTTTCTTATTTCTGTTGCCTTCTTCAAATTCTATAGCTAATTGTGCGTTAGAATTACCATCATCGTCTATAAATCCTTCTAAGTTCTCGTATATAGGTACAAAATGGCCACATGTAGTACCTCTAGCTCCATCATCCCATACATTTTCAAAAGATAGGCAATCATATGCGTCTGGATTGTAAAATAACTCTTCCATACCTGAAAAATCTGCACCTTTTGTACCACCTGTACCAAAAGCTACCATTGTTCCTAGTGTTTTATTACCTTGACGCATTGTAGGCATTGCAACTTCCCATGCTTTTAATAATCCTGGAAATGAACCTGCTTCTTCAAAGAATATAAGCTCTCCTGCCTTACCCCTTACTTTATCTGGGTCATCTTTTAGTGATACTCCCATTATTTGGGATTTCATTCCTAATTGTACTAGTGCTCCGTTTACATTCTTCCTATATCCAGACATTTTATTCATTTCTCTGTCTGTAAGTCTAGGTTGCGTCCATGCTGTGTTATCATCCACAAAAGAAAGGATCTCCCAAGCCTTAGATAGTAAACCATCCCCAATTAAGTATTCTTTTTGTCCTGCAAATACATAATTCTTACTATTTCTTATATGAAAGTAGTTTCTAGCAAGCATTGCGGCTGCTTTATAAGAATATCCTTTACGACGTGACTTAAGAACAGTCATATGCTTGTTTGTTTTCCTACAATTATCAATTGCAGTAAAGTATCTCCAATCTCCGTCATAAAACGCAGGAAATGTACGCTCTCTACGAGCTATAGTAGAACCATCTGGTAATTCCTCATCAACAGACCTGTCAATGGGACAATAATTAAGATAAAAGTAATGATTACCTGTTATTGTAATATCATTATGAGTAAATCCGTACACACAACGCTTTCTTTCTTCATCCCAGTAGTCATAATATGCTTTTGTACCGGGTAAGGCATTCGTGTAGTAGCCATTCTCTAAATATAACGTAGCCGCAGGAGCTAATCCCTTGGTGCCTCTAAAAACTTCCTCTTTATGTTTACTAACTCCTGACATTTCTCGTATTCTTCTATTTCTATAAAATGTGATATTAATAATTCTAGTGTAGCTTCATCTCTTCCGTCTCCTTCTATAGGATCAAATGGTAAATAAAATTCCATTAGTTCTCCCTCATTTTCTGCGGCTTCATATATATCATCAAGAGTTATCTTCTTAGTTATAAAGTTATATGCGTTGTCCATTGAGCTATTGTATGCTTCTAAGTCATCTAAAAAATCCATGCTCCCAATTTACGAACTATATTTGTTAACTACAACTCCTCCACGTGCATTTGTGTTGACTTGCTCTTGTTTTTTAACCTGATCCTCTAGTTTTATTAGTCCATCTACTACATCTCCCATCTTAGATAAGTTTGCAACTAAATCTTTTGCATGGTAGATAGGTTTACCGTTATCATCTAGTAATGTTAAATCTACAGTGTCAAAATATCTCTCTAATTTAACTATAGAGTTCCTTGCAGCCTTTAATAACTTAACCGCTGAGGTTTCTTTTAGTTTTCTATACTTATCACAAGCACCTTTCACCTTAGATGATGCTGTCCATTTACTTTTACCATAAACACTTAGCTTTACCTCATCATGTCTTTGTTCAACATCAAATACAGCAAAAGGAGAAGTATGGTCACACATAAAAAATACATATGCCAACTCTTTAGTGTCTAATCCTTTAAACTCTTCTATTGTAAGAGTGTAAGGAGAAGGAACTGCTACATTATTTACTATCTCCAGTAGATTCATTCTTTCTTTTTGTTATATTATCTCTTCTTGCTTTCTTAGATGAAAACTTACCAAAGTATGGTAGTCTTACAGAGTCAAATGTTCCAGCAGACATTGTTTTAGATACATACTTAAACTGACTATTAACTATTGACTCCACTTTCTCTAAAGATAAATTATGCTTTGTCGCTAGTATCTGTATTATCTCCTTCTTGGATTTGGTCATTGTTTATTGTTTGTGGTTTCCATACATTTATTGGGCATTTAGTAGTTTTCCATTTTGCTTTATGCTCAATCAGGCACCCACACTTACCACATCTCATCTTATCTCTAATTAAATGCTCACATGCATTACAATCAGATAGTCTTTCAGTATAATCTTCTGGAGACACATTAGGTGCTCCTTCTTTTACCCATTTTGCTAAATCTCTACTAAAGCTTTTAGTCATAGACCAAATGCCAGGTGTTTTATTATCACTCATACCAGTTTATATTAATTTTTACACTCTTTGTATCTAAATCTAAAAGCTTACTAAGTAAATAGTTCTTACCTTCTTTTCTAAGTGCTTTTTTATCTTTAAATTTCTTAACATAGTTATTTAAAGTATTGTAATCCTTAATACCTAATACTTTAGCAGCTGCTTTTTTAGAATCAGGACTACATATATTAATATCTCCTAAACCTGCAGCACAGTCTACTAAAGATGATAAAACTTTTAGCTCCATACTAGTTAGATTAAAAATACCATTCCAAACTTGTAAAAATTTGTACGTAGAGTTTACGTTAATCGTTATTTTCTTCTCCATCTTGATTTTTTTCTTCCTTCTCCTTTAGATATGCAGCAAGAATTGCTTCATACTGCTGTATCTTAAGAGTCTGTTCTTTTAATAAATCATATACACGGTAATCAACTTTCATTGGTCCTCCATCTATATATATTCTTTTCTTATTTGGTTTTTTCGTCTGCATCGTCTTTTACTGTTACTATTATTGTGTACTCATGATCTCCTATAAAGATTTGTATATCCCAGGTAGCATCAATATTTTTTTCTGACCACATAGTTAGTTTACTTTCAAATTCATCATACAATTCAAAGAGCTCATCAAAGCTCTCCGTCTGAAACTTTGTTCGTATCATCTTTAAATTCTATTGTGGCTCTACCATTATCTATAACAATCTTAGCTGTGGTAGCTTGCCTATTAAATTCTTCTACATACTGAGTTATATCAGACCTGGTACACAGAAAAGATAGAAATACAGACATCTCCTTAGCCGCTCTAGACGTATTGTCTTTAAGCGTACTAACGTTTTGATTGTATTCTACCAAATCTAAGTAGTCTTTTAAATCTATGGTTACAGTACCTGGAATCTTCATTAGAATTTACCTAATACCTGAAACTCATTTACAAACAAGTAAGGCCTATCTTCTATATGAATAAGCATAGCCTCTGTGTTAGGGTCTACCATAATAGTATCTCCTACCTTAGTTTGCGTAACTTGCGGGCCTACCGCCAATACTTCTACTATGTTTGTTTGTAATGCTTTTGCAGTTGCGTCATCAAGGATGATTCCTGATTCTGTCTTTTTTGCATCTGGACGTGGTACAATGATCCACGCTCCGAAGGGTTGAAATGTTAATTCCTTTGCCATTATTTCTATAATTTGGTTAATGCTACAAAGTTATAAAAAAATA